AAAAGGTTTAGATATTTTATATATAGCCCCAAGGGGTGGTGGAAAATGCAGTCTTAAGGGTACCCTTGTTCCTATTAAAAACAGTGGACTAAGAAAAATCGAAGACGTTAAAGTTGGAGATGAACTGTGGTCTGGGTTTAATTGGCAAAAAGTGCTTAAAACATTTGATGAAGGTATTCTAGATGGGGTGTATCTTAAGACTAAAAATGGTTTAAAACTTACAGGATCTGTTAATCATAGAGTATTGATTGCCGACAAAGAATCTGGTATAACTTGGAAACATATTTCGGATTTAACCAAAGATGATTTCGTTGCGTGTTCTGGGAATGCTGATTTCGCTTTAAATCAAATGGAATTTGATGACGGATGGTTAATAGGAGCTGTAGTCGGAGATGGTAGCATCGTTGATACAATCAAAAACAAAAGGGTCGACTTTTGTTCAGGTGATGAGCTGGTATCATTTAAGTATAAGCAGATAATATTTAATAAATTCAATAAAATACCCCGCGAATGGCAGCTTTCTTCTAATAGTATTGGATATCAAGTTAATTCTAGTGATTTAATTTCATGGATTAAATCTTATATAGACGGTAGATTATGTTATCACAAGAAACTTAAAACATTAGATCACAGTGACTCTTTCCTTGCCGGTTTTCTTGTGGGAATGTTTGATACCGATGGATCTAAGGATGAAATGACATTAGCTAATAAAGATTTAGTCGAGCAAGTATCACATATACTTACGAAATTTGGAGTCTTCAATCGCATAATTGATAACAGAAAAAAACCTAGATATTCACAATTCATTAAGCGTGATATTACTTATCATTCTGTTCATTTTATATCTAAACTTCCCATTTTTTTACTACCGATTGGTAATAAAAGAGAGTTTTTCAAATTAGAATCCGATAAACGACGTGAACAGTATAGATATCCATCATATGTTGTTGATTTTTTTATTAAAGAATTAAGGGAGATTTACAATCTACATAACGGGTGGATGACACGAGATGGTGAAAAAAAGAGAGTTCAGATTCCGTTTATTGATCATCTATCCACACGAGGGGATTTTATAGAAGGTAAAAAGATTCACACTTGGGCTCAATGGTCTCATGAAGTCGGTTTATACGATTTGTCGGAAAGATTATCTATCATCGCAGATTGTTACTTTCAATCAGTTATAGAAGTGGGAAAAGAAACTGGTCATTTTTATGATCTTAGTGTCGACGAGGATCACTCTTACACTTCAAATGGAATAGTTAGTCACAATACTCTTGGTGTAGCTATAACTGAATCGGCTCTTATGTTTCATGATAGGCGTGGAGCGGTTCATATTGGAGCTATCGAGAAGCAAGCTAAACGTGCTTATAGTTATTTTCAAACCTTTCTGCAGAAGAATAAGGAAATACTTTCACCTCTCGTAGAAAAATCTGTAATAGAAAAAACAACTCTCATCATAGATAATGAACCGGTTACTTTGGAATGTCTTCCCTGTACAATGTCCTCACTGAATGGTCCTCATGAAGCTTGTTGCGTAATGGATGAGTTGGATACACTTTCTCCAGAGGGTTTAAGTGCTTATAAGCAAATTAACGGCATCCCTGTTAGGCATCGACTTACCGGTGCCCCTCCGGTTAAGATAGGCATTTCTACTAGAAAGTCTGCTTACGGCTTAGTTCAAAGGCAAATGGATACAGCCTTAGCTCAGGGTCGTTCTATTAAGATATGGAATCAAATAGATTTAACCGAGAGATGTGAACCTTCCCGTCATGGTACCGAAGAGATAACCTTGTTTGTCGATCAAATGAGGATGCATCACGTTCCACAGGAGGAATTCGAGAAACTCACTGAAGATAAGAAGAAGGATTATATAGCTTATCAAGCAACCGATGGTTGCGCTAAGTGTCCTTTGTTTTCAGTATGTTTGGGGGATCTAAAAAACCAAGATCCAGAGATGACTGCCGAAAAATCAACTATGATTACGGGTATTAACGATCTCATCACTCGCATTAAGGGTGCTGATACCGATTGGGTACTTGCCGAACTAATGTGTCTCAAACCTTCCACCGAGGGTCTTGTATTTAAGGAATTTGAGAAATCTAGGCATGTTGTTAGTTGGAATAAGATGTGGGAAAAACTTACCAAAGAAATACCCACAGAAGAAATTGATGAAGTTAAGTTTTTAAAAGAAATACATAAACGTAAACTTCCGATATATGGAGGTATTGACTGGGGTTGGAGTGCTCCATCTACGTTTATCGCTGCCGCAGTCGACCAAGATGATAACGTTTTCGTACTGAGAGCTTTCGGTCTCACTAAGACTAATGATCCCACTTTCATTCATTTGGTGAAAACTAAATTCCATAGACTTTATCGTATTCAGATGTATTATCCTGATATTGCAAACGGTTCTGCTGTAGATTTAATGAAGACAGCTGGGCTTCCTGTTGCCTCTAAGATTGATAAGTCAGAAAACTTAGGCGTTCAGGTTATCAAAAGGCTTCTGAATACTCCAGGTACATCTGAGGTTAAGCTGTTTATATCAGATGAAAACTGCGCAATGATGGTGCATGAGTTTGAGCGATATCATTATGAAAAAGATGGAGCTGGCGAAACTATTGATGGCAAATTTGCAAAAGAGTTTGATCATACAATTGACCCCTTGCGTTATATCCTAACCGCTGTAATGGGTAAATCTCGCTTCATTATATCTCATGATATGTTATCTATAGATATAGATAAACCGCTAAGAGCCGAAGATGGCTCATATTATAGAGCTCCATCATTTTATGAACTAGCTAGGGAAAATTCTATACAAGTTACACCAACGGAATCTAGACCATTCAATAGGGGTGATACTGAAGAGGAGGAAGAACCTGGCGGTATGTTATGGTCTTTCTGATTGGTATAATCTCTGTTACAGTATATTCTGGTTATGAATATATTAACCGTAAATAATAAAAGAGGTTCAACGTGTCACAAGCCTTTACTCTCTTTATCAATTTGTTCGCTTATAGTGATGGTTCTCCTACAAATAATCCTTCATTGAAGGATTTCGACTATTCTCGGAGACTATCTGATGTTCCTACTTCTAAAACTAGGACTCAACAGCATTTGATTTCAGTTAATGAAACTGATTCTATTTTATCTCTAGTGCGAGCATTAACTACTGGAGCTTCTTGGACTATCACTAATCCAGAGGGTGTTACAGCTAAATGGGCATGGTCGGGAACGAATCCTGTACTGAGAACTGAACGTACAGGTTCAGCTTTGACTAATACCTCCACAGTTAGTATTGCTAGGCAGGGTAATAGCAGTGTTGTTCGTTTTACATTTTCAGTTTCACCTGGTACTGGAATTATTAGTGGAGATGAGATTTATCTTGGACCTAATTCTGGTGTAACCGCTCTTAATCAAGGGATATATCCAGTGGTTGCTGCTAGTGGTAATTGGGTCGAAGTGTTAGCCCCCAATATGGTTAATGAATCAGCGGTTGTTACCAATACCGCTTCTGATATTTACGCTTATAGTGCGGGTCCAGTTAGGGTGGGTGATTCAGTTAGGGTGAGTAGTACTTCTTTTAATTTTGGTAATAGAGATGAATATCAAATCACTAAAGTGACTTCTAGATGGTTTGAGGTGCAAAACTCGAATACAGTACCTGAAGGTCCCATTACGGCTGATATCGTTATTTATGATCAACTTCATAAACTCACCTATTTGGAAACAGATCAACCTGTGAATATTTACATTAACGGATCTTCAACGGCTATTACAGTGGAACCTATTCAAGAAGGTCAAGGCGGATTGGTTGGTGTCTTCTTGTGGAGAGGTCCAGTGTATTCTCTTAGTATTGAGAATGTTGGATACAGTACAGCTAATGTAACAAGTTTCTTCGCTTCTTAAAGAGAGATGACTATGGGTTTCCTAAATGATATCGAGAAAAAGATCGATGCTATGAATGATAATATCAGGGAAGATGATCAACCTATTGGGGATGACAAAACTCCTAAGATTGGCCGTAAGGCCTTCCTGACCGATCCTTATCTAGAGGTCTCTTCTTCTCAAGGATCGTATAGACAGAAATTTACTCGTTTATCTAATAAAATGCTTAGAGAATCGGCTACACGAGATACTATCGTAGCTTCCGTCATTCGTCATAGACGCACTCAAATTGAAGCTTTCTGTAGCATTCCTCACACTAGATTTGACACTGGATTTACATTTGTTCGCAGAGATGGAGCCGAAGTTGGTACTGATGATCATGAGAATATAAGTAGACTAGCGAATTGGTTGTATTTTTGCGGTGAAACTAAATCTACCCCAATTGACGATAGAAGTACTCTTGCCACTCAGCTCGGTATGATGACCCAAGATGTATTAACATTTGGACACATTTCTGTTGAAAAAATTAGAGATAAAGTTGGTGGACTTCAGAGATTCCGTCATGTAGCTGGTGAATCTGTATTTCATGCTACAAAGAATATGCCCAAAGATCAACTTAAAGCTACCGTAGATGCTAACACATCTGTTCTGATTGATGTTGTGTTACCAGAAGGTAAAGTTTCTCACGAAGCTAAAAGTGTTACTCCTAAATATATCCAGGTAGTTAATGGTAGAGAGGTTGCTCAGTTTTCTGATAACACTATGATCTTCAAGATGTTTCAACCACCTAGTTATATTGATAACAATGGATATTCAACTTCTATGGTTGAAGCGTGTATTCTAGCTGTTACACGACATCTACAGGCTGAGAATTATAATGCTTTATTCTTTACTCATGGTTTTGCGGCTAGAGGTCTTCTACATCTGAAAGGTAATGTATCACAACAGAACCTTCAGATGTTCCGTAATCAATTTAATGCTGTAATTAACGGTAATAATAATAGTTGGAGAACTCCCATTGTTGCCGGTTTGGA